TCATTGAAAAAACCGGCGGCAAAGTAGCTTTCGAGGATTGGTATGAGTGCAACATCACAACGAATAAGCCCTAAACTGTATCAAGAGCGGACAGCCGCCATCGCAGCACAGGCTGATGCCCTTAGATTGGTTGCCGTAGCCGTTGATGGCATCGGTATGAACAAACTATCTCCAATAGACGAACCAGGAGCCATAGAAGCCATCGCCATATTGCTCCGAGACTTTGTGGCGTCCCAACCCATGAACGATCTGGGAACCCTGTTGCAAAGCAAAGTGGAGAAGTTGTGACCAAACCTGCACAGCAGTGCATTTTCCTTTCTCTCAAAGAGGTTGAACCCATTCTCTTGGAGTTGAAAGACCTGAGACAAGCGGTCAAAAAAGCAATCCCACACGTCTACCGGCAACAGCACTACGGCAGACACAAACAAGACAAGATTGATGCCGTGGAATGGATGGAACAGTGGGGAAAATAAAATGATTCCCTACACCAGTTGGACCACCAATCCCAAGATATTGAACCAATTGCAGTTCAACGGGTGGCGCATTTTGACGGGTCCACACATTTTGAGGCGGCACGCGTGGCGGGCGCCGATCTGGCCAGATGGAAGCACGGTGAAATATTGCCTCGACAATGGAGCGTGGACAGCCCACCAATCGGGTGAACCATTCGACGCGGTTTCATTTCGGCGCACGGTCGATCAACTGGGAAAGGGTTCCGACTTTATCGTTATTCCCGACATCGTTGCGGGCGGGCTTGCTTCGCTTCGGTTTTCTGAGGGTTGGATCGATGAATTAAACCAAGTGGGTTCACCCCTGCTTTTGGCCGTTCAAGATGGAATGACACCAGCGATGGTGCAGCCATATGTGGAAGACGGGATCGGGATCTTTGTCGGCGGTTCGACGGATTGGAAACTGGAAACAATCCCGGCCTGGGCTGCTTTGGCGCGTCGGTACGGACGATGGTGTCATGTGGGGCGCGTAAACAGCGTTCGAAGAATTCAGCTTTGCAACAATGCCGGGGTCAACAGTTTCGACGGAACGAGGCCAATCAGGTGGCCTGATTGCATCCGACGCTTCACGGCAGAATCCAATCAACAGACTTTAAGAGGGCAAGATGACTGTTTTGATTTGTTTTTCAGGCGGGCTTGATTCGATGGTTTTGACCAAAATGGTCAAACCGGAAGATCTCAACATCGTGCACTTCGTCTATACACACCCCGCTACGGTAAACGAGCAAAGGGCCGTTATTGAATGGCGCCACAAGAACCCGACTATACGAGATTGGGAAATCATATTGAACGGGGTGCAATGTAACGCTCTGTCAAAAGGCCCAGGATTCAAAGGCCCGCGAGTGGTTCCAGGCCGAAACGCTGTATTTGTCTCTCACGCCATCAACATTGCCGCATCGCATGGGATTGATGAGGTTTGGTATGGAGCAAACAAGGACGACCAGATCGACTATTTTGATTGCCGACCTGGGTGGGTCGAAATGATGTCGAAATTGGCCGCGCCTTTTGGTGTGTCTGTCCACGCTCCATTGATTGAAAAGACCAGATCTGAGATTAAGAAAATGGCCGATGAATTTGGCGTATCGGATTGGTGGTCATGCTATCAGCCCATCGCAGGACTGCCGTGTGGGACTTGCCAAAGTTGTAGTGGCACATGAAGCGACTAAACAGAATCAGGGAAAAGATAGATCAGGGTCTGGACATTGGACCGTTGAGCGCACAACACTTAGTGGTTCAGTTGGACAATGCTTTGGGGGAAATCGCAGAACTGGAACGAACCATTCGTTCACTGGAGTATGAACTTGCCAGAAAAGAACCCCAACAGAGTCAAAGCAGGAAAACGTTCCCGAAACAAGGGAGCACAGTTTGAACGAACCGTTGCAAAGGCTCTGACCGAATGGTTTGGGTTTGAAGTTCGACGTACCCCAATGTCCGGTGCGTATGGTTCGCACTGGAACTTGGGAGGTGACCTGATGTTCAATGAAGAGGTTCCATGGTTTGCGGAACTGAAGAACACCCAGGTTTGGGAGCCCAGCAAGATTACACATCCGTCATCTGCATTTCACAAGTGGGTGGAAAAAGCACACGAAGAAGCACCGGACGGGCATGCGGTCATCATCATTGCCAAGCGAAACTTCGGACAACCATTCTTCATTGCCGACATCGAATACTTTGAATCCATTGGTATCGACCTATGGAGCCTCAGATACTTTTTCAAAATCAACGACAAAGCCGCTGTGCTTTTTCGAGACTTCCTCTCCAACGCCCGACCAGAACTGGTGATGTCCCATGGAAACTGATTACCCATCCGAAGCCCTTCGATGCTTCAAACTAACCCTGAGAATCAGACAACTGTTTCAAGGACAACAACTGTTTCAACCCGCATCGGTGGTCATCGAAGAACCGTCACATCCCAAATGCACCAGCCTCACCATCGAGTGGGACGGAATCAGAAACATTGTTGCACTGTACAAAATGGATGGCGTAGCATCAGCAGCAGCACTCACCATAAATGGAAAACCCAAAGATGAGTACATGCTGTTTATGGTAGACCTTCTTAAGAATCTACATGAACTGCATACTGCCGCCGTCAAGGCAAGAGACTTTGCCACCGTCCAAATGAAAGAAGCCTCCGACGAAGCAGAGGTCTTCTTGTTGGAAATGGCACCACCCGCAGGAGATTAGGACTTCTTGCGGGCCATTCCATATGCGGCACCAGCAGCCTGCTTGGGAGACTTACCCTCCCGAATCAAGTGACCTATCTTCTTACCAACAGCCTCCTTGTCCTTCTTGGACATGGTGTCCGGTACAGTCCTGGTTGGGTATTCAAAGCCCACTAACTACTCCTTATCGAGATCGGTGCTTTCGTCTTTCTTGAGCAACCCTTCATTCTTGTCCATGATTTCTTTCAGGGATCTTGTAGCTGCCTGTCTTGGCGCATCAAACGCATTAAGTTTTTGAAGACGGATTCCCGACAGCGCGTCGAGTGCGCGGATCACCTCTGGCGATATTGCTGCCTGTCTTGGTAAATCAAACGCTTTAAGTTTTTGATGCAAATTTCTAAATGCCGCCAGTTCTTCTTCTGTTAGTTCTTCAGGCGTATCGTCAGTTTTAGGTGGCGTTGTATCCCGCTTAAGTTGTTCTTCTGTAGGCATCATTTACCCTAGCTTTTCGGTGTGAAGACAACCAAGCCAGCAGCGAAATCATATCGCCCGTCTTCGGCCTGAATGTTTGGCACGGATTGCCCCCGTGCAACGCGAGCCACAATCTGGGTACGGGCGCGTTCCAGATCTTGAATAGACTTGAACTTGAGCACGACTTCACCAGCCGGTCCCTTCACAATCATGGATAGAGATTCTTGCTTTGCAGCTTTCTCTACGGTAGGTACGCTCTTGGGTGCAGCAGCCTTTCGTGTATACTTGCGCTTGGGCGTATCGCTCTTTGGTTCTTCAGTTTTTAATCGAGGCATTGTTGTTGTCTCCAGTGTGGATGGTGTATGCGGAATGGCTCAACCGAAAAGTGAATTGATCCATGTATGGGTAACAGATCGGTTTCGGCATTCCTTGAAAAATGCTGCTGTTGAAGCAGACGTTAGTGTAGGTGAGTATATAAGGCGTTCCATTACACAATCAATGCTTCGTGGTGGAGAATACAAATACAGGGAGTTGGTGTTCTCTCCCAATGGCAACTCTACCATAGACCAGTTGATGGAGTGGCTTTGTGCCAGGAATCCCATTTATCGGGACATCACAGGTTGTGGTGGTACACTTGATTCCAGTGTTCGCGGTGCGCTCTACAAAACACTTCCCGAAATTCAAGCAAGAAGAATCGAACGATTTCTCAATGGAGATCGCCTAGAATCTATTGGTTTGGATGAGGGCTGTTCTCGTCAGGCTGTACATGCGTCCATACAGAGAGGTATCGCCAAACTGTCAGACAACCGTATATTCATCAATGCACTGCTTGAAGTGGTGCCCGATTCCGGCTTAACGGTCGAAACCGTAATGGAGGCTTTTCATGGCTAGACAAAAAAAAGAAGAACAAGAAGTTGAAGTCGTTGCCCCACCCATGCTGAACTTGGATGAGCGCATTGGTTTGGATACCTATGATGGTGTCATCAAACACCTTGAACTCCTTATGGTGTCGTTTGTAAATCGAAACATCCAAGGAGAGGACGTAAAGGTTCTCAAAGACTTGTTGGCAGCAGCACGACAAACCATCTCCGACAAACAAAGGTATGGCTCCAAGGTGCTCAACCCGGAAATGAAACAGGAAAGCGTAGCCTTGTCTGTGACTGCTCGTGGTCCGTTTGGCATTCCGCTTGGTGGAGCACATTGATTCTTGACCCCAACAATCCAGACTTTTGGCGTCCTGAAGAGTTTTGTCCATTAACCAAGATTCGGTCGAAATCCGGCGCACTGGTTCCATTCAAACTGTGGGATCACCAACGGATATTGGCGGCAGCGGTTTGGCGGGCCTACCAGGAGAAGCGTTGGCTGGTTCATGTGAAGCCACGGCAGGAGGGCTCCAGCACGTTCTTCACCGCAATTGCCACACAGCACGCTTGTTTTCGATCAGGTTGCTTGGTTGGCATACTTGCCCACAAGCGTGGGGCCGCGCAGCAGTTGGCCAACATTGCAATCAGAACGCACAAAACCATGCACCCCTCTATACGACCCAGAAAAACACCTGGACTGAAACGCTCGTTGGAACTTCCAGACCTGGACAGCCGTGTTCTCATTGAGTCGGTGAAGTCCGAAGAGCCGATGCGTGGTCATACCGTACAGGTGTTGCTGGCTACCGAGATTAGTTCTTGGTCGGAAACGGCAGGGCCGGAAGCGTGGACATCTGCGTTGAATGCTGTTTCGGATGATGGTGGGTTTGTCATTGGTGAAAGCACACCCAAATACCATGGAGATGAACTGCATCAGGTATGCCTGGAAGCAGAAGACCCAGACTCCAAATGGATGAAGGTGTTCATTCCATGGACCATGGTGAATGAATACAGCCTCAATCCGCATCCAGGGTGGAAGCCATCCCAGCAAGTGCGAGAATACTGGGACAATCATCCATCACTCACAACCGGACAAGCCTATTGGATGAATCGCATTGGGCTGGCCAAGTGCCGCAATGACATCGTTCGATTCCAGGCGGAATACCCGATCAATGAATTGGAATGCTGGGCATTGGCTGGAGATGCGGTCTACGACAACGAAAGACTGTTAAAACGATTGAATGACATCGATGGCGGAACGGGAGTCATGACCGAATTGCATGAGTTCGAGTCGTGGGAAGAGCCCAAGCCTCGACACAAATATGTGATTGCATGTGACCCTGCTGGTTCGTGGGCAAAGAGAGACAAGACAGCCATTGTTTGTTTGGATGTGAACGAATGCGCCCAAGTTGCGGAGTATTTGGGACACGATGAAGCCCATAGGATTGCCAAAAGAGTTGTGGACTTGGCCAACAAGTACAATCGAGCACGGGTCTACATTGAAGCCAACGGCGTGGGCGAAGCGGTTGTCAGTCACGTATTGGCCATGGGGTACAACAATGTGTACTTTCGCAGCACGTCGGGCAGGACGGGAAAACAAAGGTCGCCCGGATGGTACTCGAACCTTAAGACAAAGGCTCAAGCCGAAAGTTATTTGCAAGAGCTTATTATTGACGGCTCTATGTGCATTCGCTCTGTTCGCGCCCTCAGACAGTTGATGAACTATAGAGGACAGTGGAGTAAACTAAATCGAGACAGCACTGGTGGTCACTTTGACTTGGCTGCTGCATTTGCGCTTGTGGCATGGGCTTGGCGGGCAGAGGTTGGTTCGGGAACCATGACAAGAAACAAAAAGATAGATCCAAATGTTGAGTTCCGTCGTTTGTTAGAACGGATAGAACGCAGCAGTTACAAGAAATCAAACTCCCGGTGGGGTGAGCACCTATGAATTCCTACGTTGAAAACGACAATGGCGCAGCGGCATCCAAGAATCTCAGGCGCATGGTTGGGATTATCAATCAAACCGAGGACTGGTTTGAGAAGCATCGTGCAGATGAGATTGTGCGAAATATGTCGTACTATCGTGGCACATTCTGGCAAGGCGATGGTGTTTCCGCATCTACCAATTCTGCAAAGAAATACTCAGCAGAACGAAACGAAGTGTTTCCCATTGTGGATACCATTGTTTCCTCGTTGGCCATGGACCTTCCGCAAGTAGAAGCGTTGGACCAACGACAGAGATCATATGAACGACCCGGAGCAAAGGAAGACGACACCTTTGCCGGTCGTCGCATTGCCGCCGCACTGAACTGGTTTGCTTCTGAAGATGCTTGGGATTCCGTTGTTCAAGAGTTGGTGTTGCACGCAGAACTGTTTGACGAGGGTGGCGTGGTCAAGGTGAGTTGGTCACCGACGTTGGGTAGACCCATTTGTCGCGTCAAAATGCCGTGGGAGATCTTCTTTGATCCCAACGCCAAACGCATTCAAGATGCTGCCTGGTCCTTTGAGCGGTTTGTTATTCACCATGACGATCTTGTTTCTCGATTCAAATCAAATGTGTATGACCGTCCATCCAAAAGCATCAAAGCGGACACATACCCCAGAACCATCATTGAGCAGCGTATGCCATATGATGACGACAAGAAGCTGAAAGAGTCTGGACTGAAAGAGTATGTGAGCCTGGTTGAGTTTTGGGATTATCGAAAGCAGAAGGTCTACCATATTCATCCAGACACAAAACAGATTCTAATGGAAACCCCTGTTCCATATGGGCGACCATATGAGGTGTTGGTGTTCCACGATGGCGTGGGCCGCATTCGCGGCATTTCAGATGTGTCACTGATCGCGACAACCCAACGAGATATTAACGAACTTGTTTCAGCCAGACGGGAAATCGTTGGACGGCTTCCACGACGGATGCTTGTTGACAAAGGATTATTCCGGTCTGAAGAGGAATGGGAGCGTTTTAAGAACTCTCGTTCCTGGGAGCCTACCTTGGTGGAAGCGCCTCCCGACCTCACCATAGACCAGAGGATTTATGTTACTCCCGAAATGCCCACCACCTTCGACTTCAACCAACACTTGGTTGCTGATGTCGATCATGTTCGTTGGGTTCCTGGCATGGGTGACTACCAGCATGGGGCTGTGAAGAACATTCGTACAGCAGCGGAAGCCAACATGGTGCGGGGTGCCGTCGAAGGACGACTCAACATTCGGTCAAGGCGCGTGACCCGTGTTGTGACCAACTTGTTCAAGAAGATGTTGGAAACATTCCAGTGGGCGCTAAGAAACCCACAACATTCTGGACTGGACCTTCAGCACGTCTGGATGCAAACCCAAGCAGACGTGGACCTTGAAACATTCGCCAATGACGTTTTGAATGAAACGCCGAAGTTTCGCTTGCTTCCCTTCTCTCCATTGATGGAAGATAAGATTGCAAGGAGAGAGAACTTCAACATGCTTCTTCAATCCCTTGCTGGAACACCCATTGCTGAACACCTTGATTGGCGAGAAATCGCGAAAGAACTTCAAGACCTGTATGGTTTCCGTCCATCCATTATCGGACCACCTCCACCCCCGCCGCAACCAGAAGGAATGCCGGGAATGGAAGGAATGCCCGCAATGCCGGGAGAAGAAATGGCACCTGGAGCGGAGGGAATGCCAACCACACCAGAAGAAGCAGAACAAATGGCTGCAATGTTGGAGGGTGGTGGACTACCACCAGCACCGGCAGGCGCTCCAATGATGCCTTTTCCTGGTGGGATTACCGGGGTCAGTTGACAACCAGTTACACATTATTCGGAAGGGATAAAAATGCGTTTGAGAAAACTTGCAGAGAAAGCGGCGGAAGGAGATGAGGAAGCAAAAGACGATGTGGCTTTGGAAGCGCCACAGGGTCTAATCAATGGGATGTCCTTGGATGATTTTATTGATAAAATGGCACACGATGATGATTTCGCGGAAGAAGTTTATGCCCATATGAGCGGCCCAAAGTATGGTTCAACCTACGACGAGGAACCGGGAAAGTCCTCTGACGAACCAAGTGGTAAGGGCAAAATCGTTCGGATCGTGGAACACTTCAAAGTATCGCCTGAGCAGGTTGATGAACTTATGGAAGCCATCACTGAACTGCTTCAAGGCGGTGGGGAAGAAGACGTTGCCCATTTTTGATTTCAATTGTTCAGAATGCACCTTCTCTTTTGAGGAGGTGTATTTTCCCAAAGAGGCTTTGGATGATCACAAACTATGCCCACAGTGTGGCGGAACAGCCAAACGAAAGAAGTTCGGCAGGTTTGCGATTGTTGGACCCATCTTTGAAGGAATGGAGAAGTATGAATCAACACTCTTATCCACCGCGCAAAGAAAGGCCGGTGTTCGCTTTACATCAGGGAAAGACATTGAGCGATGGGAACGGGATAGAGGACTTAATCGGGTCGATCACAGCAGCGCAGATTATCGAAATTATCGCGAAGCGGGAATTGAAGAAGGTCGAGAAATGGACCGCATTACACGCACGGAAGGCGTTGAGGCGGCTGCTGACCAGATCGAAAAGAAAGAGATCATGGACTCGACATCAATGAGTTCAACACAATATTCTAAGTGGAAGGAGTTAAGTGATGCCGCAGAACGTAACGCCCCAGAAACCGCCTGAAGACATGTCTCTTGAAGAGCTTGAGGCGCAAGTAATTGCACGAGCGCAAGAGGTTTCTGATCTTGCTGAACAACGCTATGGTGTTGGTTTTGGTGCCGCATCACCAGAAGAGGCGGGAGCAGAAGAGCCAGCCCCAATGGAAGAACCTATTTTGGTGGATGAAGGCGAGGCGTCCCCCGAAACTGTTATGTCTGCCACGACCGTGCTCACAGAAGCTGGGTTGTTGGCAAGCCCATCCGAAAGCCTTACCCCTGAAGTATTGTCTGCCATTTCCCAAATAGCAGAACAATTTGCACCCGGACTTTATGACATGGCCAACCCGGCCCATGTAACGGAGATATTAGATGGAATCATCAACGGAACAATCCCAATCACCGCAAGTGCCCCTGAACCTGGACCAGAGCCTGCCGGAGAGCCAGAGCCCGGACTTGGACCAGAGCCTGTTGGAGAACGACCAAGCGGACTCCCTTACGGCGGAATCTACTGAAATAGAAGTTGAAACAAGCGCAAATCATGTTGAAACAGAAGGGTATACAGATGATACTCGTCCCGTTTCGGATGAAGAAGTCGCGACGATTGAAGAACAAATAGAAGAGGCCCAGCCACCCTCTTGGGATGGTGTAGACTTTTCTGATTCCAACACCATTGATGACAGTTGGTTGCCGGAGGATTCTCGTGAGCATTTCAAATCGTTCCTGAATGCCTATGGTCAACACCACCAAGCAGAAAGAAATCAGTTCCAAGAATCAAAACAAAGATTTGAGGCAGCAGAATCAGACTTTCGTGATTTGATTGCACGCTTGGATGACTCTTCTGCCGAGGATGGCTTCAAACAGTTGGGTGCTCAGGTTGCTGATCAGAATAAACGCATTTCAACCATGACCAACGACATGGTGGATGTGTCGTGGAGAGCGTTTGATGCGCTTCATCCTGAGATGAATAAGATTCCAGACCAACTCCGAGAGGAGTTTGCGGTTGCGCTGGAAGATCCAAAGTTTTTTAACAAATATGGTGGCGATACTCTCATTGATAAAATGGAGGAGGCGTATCGTTTCGCGGCATTTCGTACCGGTGTGGACTTGAATAGGTTTACAGGGTCCGGTATGGGTAAGATGACTGCACCTCCCGAAACGGTGGTGCAAACAAAACGGCAAGGAATCATTGCAGACGGTGCGTTGGCTACTGGCCAACCCACAAGAAGCGTTGACGATATGTCTTGGGATGAACTTAGGGACCGGCACGCACATCTCTTGGATGATTTACGGGTCGATTAAACACAACTCTCACATGGAGCCGTAAATGGCACTCCTTGAATACGCAACACGCACAGTACCTGACGTTGTAAAGAAGGCTCAGAATGCCTTTTACACACGGGATCCTTTCCTCAATCGACTGCAAAGCCGACAACGTGTAAAGCGTTCCGGTGGAACAAACGTCCGAGTCATTCGAGTCAAGAGCGGTCACAGTGATGTGGTCGAAATTAACGGAACCAACATTTCCGTTCCTCTGGCAAAGAAAGAGACGCTTTCCGCCATGTCCGGTGATTGGGCTAAGTTCATCAAGCCAATCATTCTTCCCCACTTCGACCGTGACCGCATGAGCAATCGTGCCGATGCCAAGATGTGGATTCAAGACATGACCATGGCTGCAATGATGGGGTTGAAAAACCAAGTCTGTCGCCAGATTTATGTTGGAAGCGAAACCGCTTTGGCCGGTTTGGGAACCCTGAACGGAAACACAACTGGTTTGAGCAGTTCTGGTTTCGAGAATGGTGCCCTTCAGTTTATAACGCCCACAGCACAAGCAGCAGCGGCTGGTACTTACTTGAATGAAACCCGTGTTGAAGACACCACCAACTTTGAGGACAACTGGTACAACCAGCACGTTCGACATACTGGTTTTGGTACGGATTTCTTGCAAACGGTTGAAGAGGTCAAAATCACCGCCGATTCGTTTGCAGAAGATGATGAAGGAATCTCTTTGGGAATCCTTTCCATCTCCGATCATGTCGCTCTTGGTGATGAGGTTCGGGCCTATCCTGGCGCTTCCGGTCCCTCCATTACCTACACGGTAGATGACTTGAACAAGGGTCGCGCACATCCAACCATTCATGTGGCTGGTGGCGTTCAGTATCATTCCAATCGCTGGATGACGGACGCTTTGATTGGTTCAGCTAACGCTTGTTATCTTCTTAATCCCAACGGTTGTGAGTGGTGGGTTAATGCCAATAACGACTTCCGAGTGACCAAGTTTTCTGATCACCTGGAAACGTCGAACCAAGATGCTGATGTTGGATACATCATCCTCGAAGTTCAATTGGCTGTTCCCAACCTGCTCGTCAACGGTTGTACTTCTACTACCTGATAAAAGGAGGGCGAACAAAATGATCGCACCTATTGTATATTTAAGTACTCCATCGGAGACGGCGACGTACCAATTGGCACCTGTCGGAACCAAGCGTGCATATGTTGATGCAACCTATGGCTACCAGGTCTACACCATGGTGAAGGCTAGTGCCGCTATCGCTGCCAATAAAGTAGTTGAGTGGGACAATGCTATCGACGGTAGCGCAGCCGAAGCAGACAGCAACTTTGTTGTTGCCGGCAAACTTGCTGGTGTTTCACAAAACGCCATTGCAAGCGGAAGCTACGGTTGGGTTTGCTGTGCTGGAACCTGTGTAGTTACAACATCTGCTTCTGTCGCTGCTGGTGCCGCTGCTGTTACCAAAGGCGCTTCAGCCTCTGGCGCAGTTGATGACACTGACTTTACTGATGTTGAAGAGTCTGTCATGGGAACCTTCCCAGTGGCGATAGGCTCCGCAACAACCGGAGCAATCCGGCTGGCTATCCCATAGCCACCAATAGAGTATGGGGTTTCGGCCCCTACTCCTATGGAGCCTTGGTCTACACTCTAAACACAAGGGTCACTTGACCCGTAAGTGGCCCTGGAAAGTGGTATGCTTTCCGGGGCCTACTTGTATGGAGAACGAACAATGAATCTGTATTCGCTTCGTGAGGCAATCAGAACCAAAACTGCTTATCCAGAGCGGGGTGATACCGGTAAGGCTCGTCTCAATCGAGTCATCAACTATGCGCTTCGTCAGCTTCGCAGAGATGCGCCGGAAGCATTGTTTCGGGAAGAGTGGCGGTTTGGCTTGGAGCCAGAGTTTAGTACCGGCACCATCAGTGTTGATACAAGCACACCTGATGCTCTTGTAATGATTCGTACCAACCCTATGGTTCGCTTGGCTACAGATGGAACGCTTCGTGCCCGATGGATTGAAATCAAAAAGGGAGACACGTACCACATTCGCCGCATTCGGGACGTGTATGCTGGAGGCATTCTGGCCGAGCATGACCATATTGTTTTGGATAAACCGTGGATAAACGCAACAGACACGGGATTGTCCTATCGTATTTTTACCTATGAGTATCCATATCCAGCAGATGTGGAGAAGATCAGAAGCGTGATTCGCAATCCAGAAACGAATCCACGGGAACTAATGGAGGCATTGCACCCCGAAAGTCTTGCGGCATGGCGTTTGGGTGTGGGCTGGAGGGACTCTGGAAGTCCAGATAAGTATGCTCGTGGCGATTTCTACCAACAAGACTCACCACACTACACACCTTCTGCTTCTATTCCTGAAACAACCCACCAAACCAAGGGCACAAACGCATGGGGTTACGATGATGTTCCTGTTGAACAAACATCCTACGGTCCAGCAGGGAAGTTTAGCTATAAGGTTTGTCATGTTTGGGGCAGATTGCCTCAGTTAGATATGACCCAGGAAGGAGAGTTGTTGCCGTTTTATATCTCTTCCCCTTCTCCAGCATCGGAAAAAGTGGAGACAGTATGGGGCCAAAGCTACATTAAGATTGCTACACCCCATATTGATTATGTGTACGGGTACGGAGATAGCACCAAAACAAAAAGCTATGAACGCTCTGGTATTGAGAAGTGGATTTTCAGGGCGCGTCATGACCTTGAATCTCCAGCATCATCCAACAACAACGCTGCCATTAAAGACGTGGAGGTTGATGACATTTATTATCTGTGGCGTATCGTAGACGCTTCGGCCGTTACCACCTATGATCGTGGTGATGATGATCCCGTAGACAAACGATTCCCGCTAAAAGAGTTCCATGGTCACTTTCATCTTCGATTTGATAAATCAGCAAATGATGACGATGTGATGCTTTGTCGAACGGTTCGACGCCCACAAATGTTAGAGTACGACACAGATGTTCCGCGCATTCCGCCCGATTGTTTTGAGGCATTGATTTCTTTGGCGTGTTCTTATTTGGTTGGTGATAGGGATGGGGATCCTGACCGGAAAACCTTTTATTACACTTCATATACGCTTGAACTCGACCGTCTAAAACGAGCCTATACTTTCTCCGGCGCAGAACAGGGACCGTTTGGAAACGGATTGTCGCCTTGGTCACGATATGGCGTGTCTCCACACGACATTACTGAGGCGTAACCATGACTTGGCCTGATTATGTTGGTCGTTCCATTGGTGCAGGAAAGGTCATTATTGAGTCTCCTGTTTCAGACGGAACGTTTGCTGACGAGATTATGAATCTGTCTTTGACAGACAAGGGTTTTTTGGAGAGCGGCCTTCGGTTGATGCCGTTGATTCCAGACGAATGGAAGGCCGGAAAGGGAAGCGGGGCTGGTCAACCAGAGGCTCTTGAGGCTGGCGTTTTGGCGATGAAGTATTCGGAGGTTCAGGATGGTGTTCCTGAATTGTTGATCATCACCAAGAGTGGTGTTTTTCGGTTCGATCCAAGCCTTCGCGCAGATGGAACATCCAACCCAGGTCTGGATCAGCAGTTTTCGTGGAGTGGAGACAACACAAAAACAAGCGTGGTTCCTGCTGGGTTTGTGCGCTACCCGCCACAAATGGAGTCAGTTGGAAACCGTGTCTACTTTACCTTCTGTGATGGTGCTTCTGCATGGGTTTGGGACGGAAGCCGTATTCGCCCGTTTGGGTTTAGCCAACGCCCCGCCCCACCGGATGTCGAGGGACCGGCACGAAGTGATTCGCTCCCCAATGGTGCTGGGTTTAGTGTACATGGTCGGATCGGTACGTTGGAGTCAGGTTTTGCTGACGCAGAGGGTATTATGGTTGGTGGAGTAGATAGTGGTCGCTACCGATACAAGGTGGCCTTTGAGGGTCCAGATGGGGCCATTTCAGCCTCCTCATATGTTGGTGGTGAGGCAAACATACGGCTTGCTACAGGAAGTTCTGACGATGCGACAAAATATGAGACGTTAAGTAGGCGGTTTTTGGTTAAAAACCTTGCTATTGGACCAGCAGGAACAGTTGCTCGTTATGTTTTGCGTACTAGAAATCTGTTTCGACTTCCACCGGGTGATTTTGGAGACTTCTTTATTTCATATAGAATCCCCAACAACAGAGCCATAGAGTGGATTGATGACACCCCAGATGGGGAGTTGGTTGAGCCATGGGAAGAGCGCGGGGCTGTTGATCCGTTCTACTTCTTGAAGTTCTTTTCGGGCAGTTTGTTTAGAATGCGTTCTGATGCAAACCCTTCACGTATTTGGTGGTCTGAACAGACAGGAATGTTCGGACCCATTCCTGAAAGTAGTATGAGAAGTCATTGGAGAGACGTGTACCCGGATACAGGCGCAATCACTGGCGGCATTGTTGCCCCATACTCTTCGGCCAATGTGGGGTCTATGCTCCTTATTTTTAAGGAAAACGCTACCCATTATGTTTCGGGAGACTATCCCTCTTGGAGCTTCGGAACGCTCCACGCCTCTGTTGGTTGTGCTGGTCCAAATCTTGTGCAATCTGTTCCAGACGGCAGTATTATTTGGTATGGTTCTGGTTCCTTTTGGCGTTGTACGTCGGATGGAAAGGTCGAAGACATCGGTGGAACGATTCGCAAAAAGCTACGGAAAGTAAACCGTCCCTTAGCAAGAATGGGGAGCAGTTGGGTTGATCGGACGTATGGTGAGGTTATTTACTCTTTACCAGTCGAAGACGAAGAGCTTCCAGGCATGCAGTTTGTTTATGATTATCGTCTTGGCGGGTGGAGAAGAAAGAAGTCTTTGTCGGTTCGGTGTGCCGAAATTGCTGGTGCCTCTGGCATGGTGTTGGTTGGTGGAAAACGTGGTGATCAAGAATCAATTTGGGTACTAAATCGCGGCTATGATGGTTACTCTGTTACCCAACCCATGGCAGAGTACACAACGGGCTGGTGCTCATATTCTGAAATAGGCCCAAAGATGCACGGGACTACAAGAACCGCCGATATCGTCCTTACAATGGAAGAGCGTGGAAGCGGGTCTGCAACAGTAAAGACCTATACAGAGTGGAATGCAGATACTTCTACTACGTCCGAAAGTGTTTTATGTTCTCATCCAGAAGATACAGAAATAGCCTACTACGGGACAATATCTGGGTCTTCTGCTGAATACAACACAAGCCTTTATCGTGAGCGACGACCGTTTTCTCAGCGACTTGCTACAGATATTGTTTCGTCATCTGTGTTTAAGGTTCATCTTGAATCAGATAAAGCAATGGCTATTGCCAATATTGATGTTTACGGTGCCAATCTTTCTGGTCCTGCGAGCAGATCCCCTGGTTCGGATGTGGAGGGTTAATGTTATTTAAGCCGTTTGGGGTCAAGTCTGGGCAGGTGGTTGATCCAGATGTTTTGGCCAATGAGTTTCAAGAAGCCTCCAGAGTGATCAACGAAACCACTTGGTGGCAGTGGGCCAACGCGGCCTTTACTGACACACAGGACTTGGCGTCTTCTGCTGGGTCGGCGGCAGGGTTACAACCTGATGCTGTTGTTCATGTTGAGAGAAATGGTAAGTCGGCCCTTACACAGTCTAATCATGACTTTGAGCCGGTTTTACTCTCAAACCAGGCGCGTGGAGCAACCTCATCTACTACTGCGACCACGCTTGATCCAGACGATGGGATCTATCAGATTGCATACAACCGTGGTCTACTGAAGGTTGATGACACCTCCGTAACGTGGACATCAAAGTATGCTGAGTTGTTGTTTGTGGCGTTTAGTTTCCAATATGTTCGTGTCTCGATTTGTGCTGATCTTATGGATTCCAACTATTCAACACATCCAACAGGAATTGTTGAACTCTTTCCAAACAACGATGGTCGTATTCGTACCCAGATCCGTATTCGTATTGATGATGGAGACTTGCCTGGTTGCGGCCCATATGTTCTTCCTGTTGATGGAAAGAATCGTGGAACCGGCGTTGGGGCCAAGTCTGCTGCCCCTGTGATTGTTGGGATTGCGTTGGTTCCAGCCGGAACTCATACAGTTTATGCAGCGGCTGGACAAAAACCAGCAAGCCTTCAACAGAATGAAGACGATGCTGATGCTGATTCTAAGATTGGTTTGGACGAAACAACTGCGTCTGGAGTAGCGGCAGATGCAGCACTTGACGAAGGTGTGTGTATTGGTAGTCGCAGAATGATGGTTATTCGGTTTCCTCGTGGAAACCTAATGAGTCTGTAGGAGAGTAGATGTCTGTAGATCCCCCAGATTCTGGCGATGTAGTCACAAGAGGTGGTGTTGAGTCCATGCACAACACTGTGGCGAGCGTGGTAAACAATGTCAACGCCACCACTATGGGTGGGGCCACGCTTGGCTCAACACAACTGCCGTCACTGATTCACACAGCCGACTTTTTGGACAACACAACAGCGGAGGTGTTTGATTATAGCGATCCGTTTGATGAAGCAGATCAAACCTCAACGGGTGGTTGGGCAGAACTTACTAGTTATATTTTGGATAATGGTGGTTCCGGGTACGTCCTTCCATATGATGGCTTTATATATGCTTATTGTTCTTTGCGGGTGAGTGATTGGGATTCTGTGGTAACTGGAGAATTCTCATATGCTGGAGAGGAACAGGTTTGGGCCAATCTGTTCTACAAGCACAACGGTGTGGCCGATAAACAAGTCCGTAACAATCGCTTTATTAACCTTCGACCGCCCCTTACCCCTGCTGCCGGTCCTTCATTTGGGGTTGATAGAGAAGACATTGAAGAAACCATTTCAATTGCATGGATTGAAAAGGTAGAGGCTGGAACCTTGAATAAGATTTCGATTGTTGCAGCGGCAAGCGAAGGTGGGGCCTCTAAAATTTCTTCTGGGTTTGATGATGTTACTATAAAGCACGGAACAATCGGGTTTTTCTACATCCCACTGGCGGTTTAATGCCCAACATTAGCTCAATGAGCCTCTCTTCCCCAACGGTAGACTCAGAAGAAATTTATTCTGAGGGGCTGTATGCTCCAGCAAATCCCCCAGATTCTCTTGAGATCTTAAACGGTGGTTTGGATAGAACCAATTATGGTGAAGCCCTTTCTAATACGTTGCCTGTTTGGACAACCAAGATTGGTTCTTTTGCTGCTGGGTTTTACTCTGGTTTTGATACGTGGGATTTTGTGTATGCTGCCCAAATGTCGAATGCAGACCGGTCTGCTGCATCGTCTGATAAGCGTGTGGTTCATAGCAGCCTTTGTTCCAAGGTGTTTCTGCCGTGGGACGCCTCTGTTGTGTTGTATGGATTTCAAGCCTACTTTCGGCACGATGCTACCTATCGGTGGTACGGGCTTGCCCCAACTGACAATCAGTTTTGGGATTTTCGGGTAACGTTTGATGGGGCAGTAAACCAAGCCCTTTATACAAAACTAGCCAGATCCAGGGCGGATCAGACGGCCCTTGACGATGCTCAGTATGCCCATGAAGAATACTGGCCTTATGTTACAAAACAAGCCATGCAAACAAATGTAAGCAAGGGATATAGAAGTATTACGACTTCTGTTTGGGCAGAGATTGGTCCAGTATCCAATAGAGTTCACAACGAAAAGTTACTTACCCCAAGTGGGGCAGTATGGATATTAGCCATCCGGTAAGGAGTACATCATGGAACCAGCTACAGCAGCAATGCTCGCATCAGCAGCATCGTCTGCCGCAAAATCGAGCGACACAGACTCCGATGGTGGGGTAGTGTCAAACGTGGGAGAGGTAATAGCCTCTCCCATTACAGGTGCCGTCAAAATGGGCGTGGCCCTTATTCCCGGCAAATACGAAAAAGAACAGAAGAAAGAATATGAAGCCATTCGTGCGCGGGTTGCTGCTGGAAAAGGGGGCATGACTGCCTCTGAACTGGCCAAGCGCCGTGGTGCTGCCGAGGCCTCTACAGGCAGGGCAAAAGCCAACCTGGCGGCTCAAATGTCCCGTGGTGCTGCTGCGGGCGGTGGAGCAGGAGGCCAGGCCTTTGAGCAAATGCGTCAAAGTTCACGAGAGCTTGAGGGCAAGGAACTGCAAGAGAAGTCTGACATTCGTAAGCAGGATTTGGACCAGGCAGTGAAGCTGCGCGAATATGCCAACAAACTTCGGAATCAAATGATGGCCCAAAAAGCAGAGGCTCTTGGAATGGGAATAGAGGCTTATCAGGAAATGGAACCAGCACTAACTGCGGCGGGAGAGACAGTAAGGGGGGATGTGGCGGAAGAGAATCTGGCCCTTCAGGCTAAAATCCCCCCAGATAAGTAACGATAATCAGGAGATAAGGTCATGGGATACATAACTGGTCGGTATACAAGCAAAAAATCCACGCTGAGTGAAGCAGAAATTGCTGAACAAAAGATGGCTTATACGCGAATGCTCGCTGACATGGACGTACAAGAAGCCAAGCTGCAACAGCAGTCCTTGTCTACCTTTGGTGCGATTGCTGGCGAAGAAGCCCGTCTGAATCAGGTAGTCCTTGATTCGGTGGTTAAGGTTATCCAGGCAAATGCGTCCATGCGTCCTGCCGCTTTGCAGTTCCTCGCCACTGTGAGCCAGAGAGACGCAGAACTTGCGGCTGAAAATAAGTGGATGCTGGGCGATGCCGCTGCCGAGAAAAACCTGAAAGGCCAGTTGTCTGGTTTAGTAACGTTGACCGACCCAACGGGCGCGGCAGATGCTTTGGGACAGTCGGGCAACACTCCGACAGGCGTATACATGACGTTCATTGGTGATGCTCTGCCAATGGATACAATTGCTGCCATTTATAGCCCCCTGGAAATACCCGATGAAGGCAAGCAGTTCATCTCCATGAGGAAGGGGGAGGCGGCTCTTCTGACCAACCTCGCTGCCCAAATCCGTACACATCAGCGATCCCATGGTGGAACCATGGGTGAGGAGGAAATTCAGGCTACTGCCCAAGCAATCTTTAATGAAAAGGTTGAACCGAGACTAACCGGTAGTTTGCCTCCGGGTGCAGAAGAGCGTGCCGGTGATGTTGCGTCTGCTGGTGCCAAACAGCAGAAGCATTATGAGGACATCTTCCGGCAGATGTCGTCCTTGGGAATTCCACAATCCGAGATTAATGAGCTTCGGAA